GATCAGGTTGGACGACCCAGATGAGCTCCTTAACAGGGTGGTTGAAGTTGAGCTTGATCTTGTTAGAAGAAGAACCAACAGACTCATCACCAGTGAATTGGAGTTGGCTGATAAGGTACTCATGAGGGTTTTGTGCCATCCTGCGGCGCTCGTCAGTATCAAGGAAAACATAGTCAACATAGAGGGAGGCAGCAACCAAAGATTGGTTGTAGGCAATAGTGGCAGGAACAGGACGTCCAACTGAGTATTGACCTGTAACACCAGAGTAAGGATTCTCGTTACAGTTAAGAGTGGTGACAGCCCAGAGACACTCATCAATAGGACGGATATCAAGGTTAATCTTAACCTCGTGGTATTGGAGAGCAATCAAAGGAAGAGCAAGACCAGGGTTGGTGTTGAACCAGAATTGAAGAGGAACATAAAGAGTAGTCTCAGGAAGAGCGTTACGAGGAGCACAAACTTGACGAGGAGCCAAGGAGTCACAAGGAGACTCAACATCAGAGAAAGAAGGATCAGTGATGAATGTAAGTTGAGTAGTGTTACCAATCATCTTGAAGTATCCACGTTGTTGCTCGGATGTCATGGTAAGTTGGTTCCAGATGTGCATCCAATCACCATATTGACGGTCAATACGTTGACCTCCAATCTCGACCTCAACTTGGGCGATGAGTTGCTCTCCAGGGAAATCTAACCAACGAGCATAGACACCAGTGTTTTGGTTATCAGAATAGTTTCCGAGACCCATAAGTTGGTTGATCTCAGGAAGAGTTACCTGAAGATATGTACGGTAAGCAAGATCACCATTTCTTGAGATCACGCATTGGACGCGGCGACCGAAATCGGCTTGTCCGTTGAAAGTTTGCTCGATTGATTCAATAGCAAAGTTGGTGTAACGTCTGTAAGTAACTTTCCAGAAAGTAATTTGAGGATTACCAGTAAGGTAAACGTCTTGGGCGCCATAGGCTACAAGTTGCATTAATCCACCTCCCATATTTTATAATATTGCTAAAGAAAAAAAAATTTTGGAAAATAATTTAATTCAATTTAATTAATTATTTAGAAAAAAATAATTAATTTTTATTTAAGAAATTACCTTATTTAAATCTAAATTGGTCTTCATAAATTTAAGTAAATAAGAATCTTCTAGTACTTCTTTTTTATTTTCATGTCGTTTTGAAAATACATAAGATTCATTTTTCTTTTTAACACTCCATCCCTGCTCTATTGAATTATATAATATTAACATTTTTTGGAATTTAATTGCGTCTACCTTAACATTTTGATTTTCTAAATCTTTTAAAGAATCTAAATTTAGTTTAAGGTCCATTATTAAAATTAAAAAAGAAAACTTACTATTTTTTTAAACTAGTTTTAATATATATATTTCTATTAAGATCTAATATAATCCATTCTTTTATGTCTAGTATAATGATATTCTTCTTTTTCTAAATTTTCTATAGAAGTTTTTATAATATTACCTTCGTTATCTGAGTAATGGATTTCTGTTATTTTATATCCTTTTTTTGATGGTATAGTTTTAATTAAATCTATACATGTACTACATGGTTTACTATTTTTTAATTTATTACTAGGTGACAATCGAATTACTAATAAACTTATTTTTTGTAATTTTTTTTTATATTTTAAAGGTATCAATTTTGCAAAAGCATCTTGTTCGGCATGTATTCCTTGTTTTTTTCCATCAGTATCACCCATTTGATTTACACCATAACTAAGGATTTTTGTTTTATTTAGTGGTGAATATATTGATTTTATTTTTCCTTTTAAAATACAAGATACATGATTGTATGGAAAACATAAGCATGGTGATATAGTACTTTTACCATTTTCATATAAATTAATATCTGAATTAATAGGTAAACAAAATCGCTTTAAAAATAAACTATCTAATAAATCGCACATATTATATTATATTTCTGTTATATTTTTATTGTGTTAATAAGTATATTAACATAATAACTATTCAATTTTTTAAATTATATATATTTTTTTATATATTTTTTATATATTTTTTATATATTTTTCATAGTATTAACAAAATATAATTTATATTAATTTTCAATTAAATAAATATTTGGTTTAATATTTAAAAGAAACATGCCAACTTTTAAACCAAAAACAAATAAAAAGATTAAGTTTAATAAAAAGTCAGCAATTACACTTGATATAAAACACAAAGAATTTTTAAATGAATTTTCAAAAGATGATAAATTTTTAATACCTGAATTAAAAATAGAGAGACAAGAATTAAAAAACTTATTGTTAAACGACAATACAATAGAACAACAACTGGATATTGAAGACAAAATAAATGAAATTAATAGCCAAATTAAAGATATTAAATCAAAAAAAAAGGATTATTTTCTTGATAATTCAAAATATATTTTTGAATATTTTGAAAATAAAAAAAATATATCTGATGGTAACGCTATTCAAGCCGAAACAAATAAAACAAAATTAGTTAATAATTTTTTTAAAATTACTACTGAAAATAATAATAATGATGTAAAAAGTTCCACTATAGAAAATAATAATATTGTCAATAAATATTTAAGCAATATTGATGATGGTTTTTTAGATGTGAATTCATATGTTTTTCAAACTAATATTTGTCAATGTTGTCATAAAGGCGAATTAATACCATTAGAAGATGAAGGTATATTAGTGTGTAATGGTTGTTCCAGGATAGTACCTTATTTAATTGAAAATGAGAAACCATCTTATAAAGAACCTCCTAAGGAGGTATGTTTTTATGCGTATAAAAGAATCAATCATTTTAAAGAAATTTTGGCTCAATTTCAAGGAAAGGAAACAACTCAGATACCATTAGAAGTTATTGAAAATATTAAATTACAAATTAAAAAAGAGAGAATTGATTTGAATCAAATTACGAATATAAAAACCAAAGAAATCCTTAAAAAGTTGGGTTATAATAAATATTACGAACATATACCATTTATTAAAGACAAATTAGGTATTAAACCACCTATTATGTCTCCTGAATTAGAAGAAACACTATGTAATTTATTTATTGAGCTCCAGTCACCCTATTCTAAATGGTGTCCTGATGATAGAGTTAATTTTTTAAATTATTATTATACAGCATACAAACTGTGTGAACTTTTAGGCGAAGAAGAATATTTACAACACTTTCCTATGTTGAAAGATAGAGAGAAAAGAATAGAACAAGATGATATTTGGAAAAGAATATGCGAAGAATTGGATTGGGAATTTATACCTACTATTTAAATTTTATAATGTATTATTTATAAAATATTAATTAAAAGTATCGTATAATAAATACATATGTATATTCATTTAATTGGAATAGGTGGAAAGGGAATGAGTGGTGTTGCTATTATTTTACATAAACAAGGTTTTAAAATTAGAGGTTCAGATATTAATCAAAATAGCGAACATTTAATTGATGTAATAAAATTAGGAATTGATATAAAAATAGGTCATTCTAGTGAAAACATTGATGAAAATTGTTCTGGAATTATTTATTCGACAGCAATAAATAGTGATAATCCGGAAATTATTAAAGGACAAAAATTAAATATACCAATTTATCATCGCTCAGAAATGATTAATAAAATAATACAAAATAAAAATTCTATAGCTATTTCAGGACAAGCTGGTAAAACTACAACAACATCATTAATTACGTGTTTATTAAAAAATAGTAATTTTGATCCTTCATTTATTAATGGAGGTATAATAAACGAATATGATACACAAGCAGAATTAAATAATAGTGATTGGTTTGTTATTGAAGCAGATGAATCAGACTGTAGTTTTATTAATATAAAAGCTACTATTTGTGTTATAACAAATATTTATAATCCAGATTTATATAAAGATACTATTTCGAGTGAAAAATTAGAAAAATCATTCAGATGTTTTATAGAAAATTTGCCACAAAATGGATTAGCTATTTTAAATGGTGATGATGAAAAAAGTAATTTAATACTGAAAAAAATTTCACATATAAAATTTATTACATATGGATTAAATGAAAATTGTATGATATATGCTACAAATATTAGATATAATAAAAATGGTGTTATTTTTGATGTTACTAATAAACTTACAAATAAAATTACAATGAATATAAAAATACCAATGTATGGGGTTCATAACGTATATAATAGTCTATCTATTTTTGCAATTGCACAACATTTAAATATCAGCGAAGAAAATGTTATAAAAACATTAACTGATTATAAAGGTGTAAAACATAGATTTACAAAAATAAATTGTAATTATGATATAACAATAATTGATGATTTAGCACAAACTCCTGTGAAATTATTATCATTAATTAATAGTGTAAAACAATTCAGTAATGGGAAAAAATTTATTATAAACAATACTATACTTTTTAATAGAATGATTGAAGAATGTAATACACTTTTTAATGATATTGATTATATTTTTTTATTAAATAAGACAGATGATAATAAAATTACATCTTTTAAAATAAATGAATCAAATAAATCTTATACAGAAAAATTAAAAATATTTAATATTATAGAAAAAAATGAATTAGTTACTTTAATAAACACATTAATAAAAGAGAATGATATTATTATTTATAATATGAGTAAATTAAATTTAGAATGGAACTATTTTTGTATTGAAGAATTAAAAAATTTAATAAAACCTATGTATATTTTATAATTTTTTTATAAAATCCGAAATATTTTTTAAATTAGAACTGTTTGAACCTTGAATAAAAATATAAAAATTATGTTGATTATTAGTTATTATTTTTTGTAAATAATTATTTAACGATTCGTGTATTTCAAATAAGTTACAATTATAGTTATTATTTAATACAATTTTTTTGTATTGATTGATAGAATAAATGAATATATTTTTTGTAATTTCTAGACAATTTAGTAAAATATTTTTATGATTTTCTAAAGAGTTTTCTATCTCTTCCATATCACCTAATATAATTATTTTATTTTCAACATTTAGTTCTTTAAAATATAATAAATTTGATAAAATAGATGTTAAAGAACAATTATAACTATGATCATATAAATAAATATGTTTATTAATATTAATATTTCCTCGATATTTATATAGTTCAAATTCTAAACATAATTTTTCAATTGATTGAATTTCTATTTTTAAATAAATAGCACAGCCAATTGCTAAACATAAATTCATTGCGTTATGTTTTCCAATACCATTAATTTTAAAAATATATATTTTTTCGTTATATTTAATTTTTATAACTGATGTTTTAATACCTGAAATATATTCAATTAACCTTACATCATCTGTATCTGATGTTCCACATTTAATAACATTTATATTTTTAAAACGAATATTATTTAATATATTATCATCATTATTAATTATTAAAACTGAATTAGACGATATATTTTTAGTAAATTCTAATTTTTCATTAATATAATCATGTATACCATTTGTAAAATTTAATGTGTGTGCGTTTCCTATATTAGTTATAATTCTTATGTCTGGTTTAACAAATTCAACCAATTTTTTCATTTCATTTGGTTTTGATATACCAATTTCAATTATCCAATAATCAGAATCTAATTCAAAATATTTATTTAAACACCATGGTATTCCCAAAAAAGAATTTGAATTTTCATGTGTTTTATTTACTTTATTAAAATTTTTTAAAATGTCATATATAAATTTACAAGTAGTTGTTTTACCGCTGGTACCAGTTACTGATATAACCTTGTTATTAAATTTTTCTCTTTTTTTAATAGCATTTTCAAAAGATAAATAATCCATTTAATATAATAATAATATAGAATATTTTGGATAATAATATAGAATATTTTGGATAATAATAATATATGGAGAGTAATCCGTTTATTTTATTAGAATACTTGAAAAAAAATATTAAATCTTCAGCAAAAATTGTTATAGATACTCGAAAACTTTTACCAGGAGATATATTTTTTTCTTATTCAGTTGGTTATGAAAATAACAACAGAGATAATTATAATTATATTAATTTAGCAATTGAAAATAAAGCTGGAATAATAGTATTTGATTCAACTGGTATAGATGATGAAAAAATAACTGAATTTAAACATTTAAATTGTATAGAATATATAAATTTAGCAAATGATGCTGGATTAATTTGTTCTGAGTGGTATTCTAATTCAAAATATGATTGTAAAATTATAGGTGTAACAGGAACAAACGGAAAAACTAGTATTACACAATGGCTTACTCAAATATTAGATAAAAAATACAAAACAGCATCTATAGGGACATTAGGTGTTTGTTTTAATAATCAATTTAAAAATACTGGATATACTACACCTGATGCTGCGGTAATTCAATATGAAATTAAACAACTTTTTGAAAAAAAAATTAATTATTTAGTATTAGAAGTAACATCTCATGCTTTAGATCAAGGACGTGTAAATGGTATTCATTTTAAAACTGCTATTTTTACAAATTTAACACACGATCATTTAGATTACCATAAAACTATAGAAAATTACGGAAAAGCAAAAGAAAAATTATTTAATTATGATAGTTTAGAGAATGTAATTATAAATATAGATGATGATTTTGGTAAGAAAATAACTCAAAATTTATTACAAAAACAGAAAAAAGTAAATATATGGATTTATTCTATAAATAATAAAAATTATAAAACTTTTATGAATGATAATATTAATCATATTTATTTATTAGATTATAAAATAATTGAAAATGGGTATGTTTGTTCTTTAATAATAAATAATTCGATTATTGATAATGTATTTTTACCTGTATTTTTTAAATATAATATAAGTAATTGTTTATCAATAATTTGTGTTTTATTAACTGAAAATATTGAAATACAAGAAATATTATTGCTTATTTCAAAAATTTGTTCTGTTCCAGGACGTATGGAACGAATAAGGTTAGATAATTTCCCAGATATAATAATTGATTATGCACATACCCCAGATTCATTTGAAAAAAATTTAATAAATTTGAAATATCTAAAAAAAAATGATGAGAAAATTTGGTGTATATTTGGTTGTGGAGGTAATAGAGATATAACAAAAAGACCTATAATGGGAAAAATAGCACAAGCAAATTCAGATTACATTATTATTACAAATGATAATCCAAGATTTGAAGATCCATATGAAATTATAAGTATGATTTTATCGGGAATCGATGATAAACTAACAAATACAAAAATATATACTATTATTGATAGAAAAATAGCAATAGAATATGCTATTAATCATGCGAAACAAAATGACATTATTTTAATTACAGGAAAAGGTCATGAAACTACACAAGAAATAAAAGGTATAAAATATATTTTTTCTGATAAAGAATGTGTAAATAATATTATAAAATTTAAAAATAAAGAATAATTTATCTTTTACACTTTAATATATTTCTATAAACTCTTTAATAATATTATAAGTTGTATTATTATATAATTTATAATTATATAATACAAATATGAATAAAATAAATCTGGTATTATTTTTTGGTGGAAACAGTTTAGAACATAATGTATCATTGAAAACTGCTTGCGACATAGCAAAAGAATTAGAACAGGTAGATTCTTATAATATAATATACATAGGAATATTAAAAAATAATAAAATGTTATTTAATTATAATATTAATGACATTATTATTTATGGTGATATAAATAATATTAAAATAAACGAAAATAATAAAGAAATATTTCAAATAGGAGACGGTAAAATTAATAATATTTGTATAGATTTGGCATTTTTAGCAACCCATGGTGGAAATACAGAAGATGGTAATTTACAGGGATTTTTAAAATTAAATAATATTAGATTTACAGGATGTGATGTAATTGGATCTGTTTTATGTATGAATAAAAGTTTAACAAAAAATATTTGTAAAAATAATAATATTCCAATTGTCGATTATATTATTTTAAATAAAAATGATAAATTTATAAAATTAATACCTGAAATATTAAATAAATTAGGGAATAATTTAATAGTAAAAATAAATAATGGAGGGTCATCTATTGGTATATTTTTTTCAAATGAACATAATCTAATAGAAAACATTACAAAGGCCTTTATTTTATGTGATGTTATAATAATTGAAAAGGTAGTAACTTGTAATGAATATTCAATAGGTATAATGGGTAATGATGAAAAAATAGTTATTAGTGATATTGGTAAATTTATAAAAACAGATAATTTTTTTGATTTTAATA